TTTGTTTTCCTCCTAAAGTTATGAATTTTTTTGGCCTGATCGGCCACAACAGCCTACCAACCGAAGCTGATAGGCTGTAATTGCAGATCAGAAAGGAAGCGGCATTGCCCAGCGCTTGTGCGACCAGCCGCGGCTTGGGCTGTATTCGATTTCACCCCTTTCGTTCCAGAAGCTGAAGAACAGCCTGCCGCCGTCGTTACTCAGCGTCAGGCTGTTCTTCTTGCCCTTCAGTTTGATATACATGCTCACGCCGCCGCACCTCCCACGACCACGAAGTTCCCCGCGCCGTAGATGCTCTCCAGCGTCTTCAGCGCCTGCTTGCGGGTGCGGCCCCACTCGGTACGACGGATACGCGCTCCGTCGCGGAACTGAATGATGAAAGTATGAATTGACATGCGATAACCTCCAATGTATAAATAGTGTAGAAAGGTGTGGTTTGCTTGAAACGTATATGCAAAGATTGCGGGTGCGAATTCGAGCTCACTTCTTCCGAAGCCGAATTCTACGCATCTCGCAATCTTAAGCTGCCCCGTCGGTGCAAATCCTGCCGACGAAAAGCAAAAGACCCCAGATACGCCGATATGCGCGAGGTGATGCGTGATACTCCTACATCCAAAAGTTCCGCATCGGGCCGCGACATCACACGATCCGGGGGCGACGTAAAAGCCATCGCTCCGCAGTTCCTTGACGGCTTCGAGGAAAACCTCGACTTTTCGCCCGGCCTCAATCAAGAGGTGCGGCGCGTCTTCGGAAGTTGGGAAGAGTTTGAGGCGTATATTGCTGGCGGAGAATGAAAAAGCTGAGAGGAAAACCTCTCAGCTTTTTTTCGATTTTAGAGAGCCTCAACTACGAGGCTCTCTGTAGTTCACTTGTACGCCGAACTCGCGGCTGTAGCTGACCCAGATGTCGAAGTCATGAGCGCCGAGGTACTTCAGCACTTCGCTGAGCTTCATGTTGCAGGTGTTGCCTGCGGTCTGGTTTTTGATGGCGTCCATGAAGTACGGGACAAAGCCAGCGTACAGGCGAGTGCTGATGACCTCGCCATTCTTCGAGTCAACGAGGTCGAGCAGGATATACTGCTTGGTGGTGTAGACATCGTAGCGGGTCTGCACCGTCTTGGCGGGCACGACTTCGTAGTGCACCAGCCGAACGACATGGTGGCCGCGCTCCATGTCACGCTTCGCCGGAGCAGCATAGAAGCTGTCGATGTCTTCGAGCGCTTCCAGCTCGACAAGGTTCTTGTTGTTGTCTTCGTAGGCCTGAGTGGCGAGAGAGGTTCTATCCATTTTAGTGTTCTCCTTTCAGTTTCGGGCGGTGCTCCGCCCTTTGTGGCCCGCGAGCTAAACGGAAAATTTCAGAGCGTCAAGGATCGCGCAGCGACCGCCTCGCGGCCAAAAAGTTTTTCGTCGCCTCAGCGAAAAGAAAAAGTTTTTGAGTCCTTGCGCTCTGAAATAGTGACGTAGAGGCTGTTAGGCTCCGTGAGCCTTACAGCCTCTTGGAACGGTTTTCGTTTATCGTGAGGCCTCAAAGGGCAGGTGCTCCGCCACTGAAAGGAAGAACACAATGGAGAGGTTCGCTCTCGCTCAGACCGATGTGACAGCAACGAGGGCCTGTCGGGCTGTGTAGCGCCTATACTGTATGTATAGCTATGCTACTACTGTGTGCGATGACATTTGCGTGTTTTTTCGTCGGCTTTTGCACGGCTTTGTGCCGCTTTCGACTGTGCAACCTGACGTTATGCACCAGCTCACTACTGTGTATACGGGTATGATACTGTACTGTACGTCTTGCGGCGTGGCACATGTCTTTCACACTTGCAGTAGGTCTCGTGCGCGTACCACTTTCGTCAAGCTGTAGCTTTCGTAACAGTAGCACAGCTGTCGATATGGTAGTGCGTGGCGGAGGCGGGCGTGGGGCGGTTAGGCTGGCGGCCGGTGCGTGGGTGCAGGCAGCCTACCGTTCCTTTCCTTTGCTGGTAGGTAGAGGTAGCCCCACCCCGCCGGAAAAAGTGGGTGTCTCGCAGAGAGGAGACGTATATATATTTCACACGCATTTGTGACTCTCGCCGGGCGTTGGTGTAAATTCACACCAATTTTTTTATGCCGAAAGGTAGAAAGAAATTGACAGGTGGTAGAAGATGGGCTAACTTGTAGCTGGCGTACACCTCCTTTCAAAGACCGCAAGGCTGCTGGGCATTCGCACTGCTCGTCGGTTGGGAGGAAGCAGCGGCGTGAAAATCGCCACCCCCCCCTCGGAAAAACAGGGGCGCCCCATTTGTTGTGGGAGTCCCGGCTGAAATATGAAAGAGGCTGTAGATGGCAAAGCAGAGGGCATACGACGGCAAGAAGACGCTGACCCTTGATTTCGGGACGCTGACCCCGAAGCAGAAGGAGTTCATGAAGGCGCAGACCTTCTTCGTGTGCTATGGCGGTGCGAGAGGCGGCGGCAAGAGCCATGTAGCCCGTGTCAAAGCGGCTGGCATGTGCTTCAGGTACCCGGGCATCAGGATCTTGATGGTCAGGTGTCATTACCCCGAACTGGAAGAGAACATTATCAGGCCTCTGCAGCGGATGCTGCCGGAAGAGGTATACAGATACAACGGCACGAGCAGGATCATGACGTTTGACAACGGGAGCGTCATCAAGTTTGGGCATTGGGACGGGGACTCGGCAGAGAACGAGTATCAGGGTGTCGAGTATGACGTGGTATTCGTTGACGAAGCGACACAGCTAAGCGAACGGGCTTTCCGGTATTTGACGACTGTGATCCGCGGCGTCAACGACTTCCCGAAGCGATTCTACTTGACGTGCAACCCGGGCGGGATCGGGCACCGTTGGGTAAAGCGGCTGTTTATAGACCGGCAATACATCAACGACCCTGACGATCCCGAGCGCAACGAAGACCCGAAGGACTATACGTTCATCCCTGCGACGGTCGACGACAACCCGTATCTCTTGGAAGCGAACCCGATGTATGTCAAGCAGCTGGCAAACATGCCGGAGGATTTACGGAGGGCGCACAGATACGGTGATTGGGACGCGCTGGGCGGCAACTACTTCAAGGGCTTTGGCGACCAGCATTTATTCCGGCCGTTCAAGATCCCGGAGCACTGGCCGAGGTACCGCAGCTTTGACTACGGCTTGGACATGTTTGCGATGGGCTGGGAGACGGTAGACCAAGACGGCAGGAGCTGGGTGTACAGGTACTACGAGAAGCCCGACCTCGTTGTTGAGGAAGCCTCCGCTCAGGCGAAGGCGCACACGCTGCCGGGAGAAAAGATACAGGCGACGTATGCTCCGCCGGATATGTGGGCGAGGCTGAAGGACACCGGCAAGACGATGGCCGAGCTGTTCATGATCTACGGGCTGCCGATCATACGCAGCGACAACAGCCGCGTGCAGGGGCACATGGTCATGAAGGACATGATGCAGCCGATACCGCTGAACGACCCGTATGTAAAGAGTCTGTTCCCGGCCGGGCAGGCACCGGAAAAACTGCCGGGGCTGATGATTTTCGACAACCTCGACCGTTTGATTTCGGACATCCGGGACATACAGGCGGACGAGAAGAACCCGAACGATTGCGCGAAGCAGCCTCATGACGTGACGCACAGCGTCGACATGCTCCGGTACTACTGCGTGAGCAGGACGCTGGCAGCGGAAGAGCAGAGGGCCAAGCAGGCCGAGTTCGACGAAATGTACAAGACCAAGCAGGACTATACCGAGTGGATGTGCGGGAACGTGCCCACTGATGACTATATGAGCTATTGAGGAGAGACGGATGGTATTTCAGATTTGCGCAGTAGCTGCGATTGCGCTGCTCGGATGGCTGAGCTGGGTAAGCTGGCGCCGCATAGAGGTTCTGTTGTCTGCTGTTGCGAAGCTGTCGAACGCGCTTGCCGAGCAGCAAAAGTTCATCGAGACCTCGTTCAAGGACTTTGATGGAGAGAACGAGCTGATCGAGAAGCGGATCACTAAGGTCGAGGAGCAGGTGGCTGAGCTGCCTGTTGAGAAATTCCGGGAGATCGCGGAGAAAGAGGCAGACTTTGTTGACGGTCTGAACAACATCCTGAACTACTCCGTTGACAACTACGGTCTGAACAAGGACGGTGTAAAGCATGAGTGAAAAGCTGGGTCTCTTCCTTGGCGAGAACAAGCCGACAGTAGAGTGCGTTTGGGGCTTTTATGAGAGGGGCTCGCTCTTCAACACCCAGATCAACCTCGACGAGACCGTCCGGGTGAACGAGAACTTCTATGTTGGCAAGCAGTGGGAGGGCGTGAACGCCAACGGACTCCCCACGCCGCAGTTCAACATCATGAAGCGTGTGGCGAACTTCACTGTGGCGACGATCACGTCGGACAACCTGAAGATCAACGCCACGCCGATGGAGAATACCCCCGGCACGAGCAAGCTGATCGAGCCTGTCCGCATCGTGAACGAGGAGTTCGAGTCTCTGACGGAGGCGAACGACATTCCGAGCCTGAACCGTGAGTTCTGCCGGAACGCGGCGGTAGACGGCGACGGCTGCACCTACACCTATTGGGACGCTGACGTTGATGTCGGCAGCGGCGTCAAGGGCGCCATCAAGACGGAGATCCTGCCGAACACGCGGGTATTCTTCGGCAACCCGAACGACCGGAACGTCCAGACGCAGCCCTACATCCAGATCGCCAGCCGGGAGATCGTGCGCAACGCGAAGCTGAAGGCGAAGGCGAACGGCGTACAGGGCTGGGAACAGATCAAGCCGGACAGCGAAGAGAGCGTCAGCACGGACAGCGTTAAGCTGACGGACGATAAGGTCACCGTTCTGCTTACCCTGTGGAAAGACGACGAGACCGGCGAGATCTGGGGCTACGAAAGCACGCAGAACTGCGAAATTCGGAAGCCTTGGAGCCTCGGCATCCGGCTGTACCCGATCACTTGGCTGAGCTGGGACTACATTCAGGACTGCTACCACGGTCAGGCCATGATCACCGGCCTGATCCCGAACCAGATCTTTATCAACAAGGCTTGGGCCATGAGTATGCTGAGCATCATGCGTACCGCGTGGCCGAAGATCATATACGACAAGACCCGCGTGAGCCGCTGGGACAACAGAGTGGGCAGCGCAATCGGTGTCAACGGTGGTGTGGACACCGTCGCAAGGGTCATCGACCCGGCAAGCATCAGCCCGCAGATCAGTCAGTTCATCCAGCTGGCGGTCGAGCAGACGGAGCAGAGCCTCGGTGCTACGAGCGTGGCGCTGGGCGACACCCGCCCGGACAACACCTCGGCCATCATCGCGCTGCAGCGTGCGGCTGCGACGCCGAGCGAGATGACCAAGCAGAACCTGTACCGGGCTGTAGAAGACCTGTTCAGGATCTACCTCGAGTTCATGGCCCAGTACTACGGGAAGAGAGTCGTGGACATCGAGACCCCGCAGGAGCTTGACCCGGTGTATCAGTTTGCCGGGCAGGCCGCGCCGGAGACGGTGCAGACGGAGTTCGACTTCAGCGTTCTGAAGGACTTCCCGATGATGCTGAAGCTGGACGTCGGCGCGTCGAGCTACTACAGCGAGATCGCTGCCGTGCAGACGCTGGACAACCTGAGAATGGCTGGCCAGATCGACGTCATTCAGTATCTGGAGCGCATCCCGGAGAGCTACATCCCGAGACGCAGGGCGCTGATCAACGAGCTGAAGCGCCAGCAGGCGATGGCTCCGATGATGCCGCCGGAGGGAGCACCCCCGCAGATGGGTGAAGACGGCGGAACCGTGATCCCGGGCCAGAAGCCCGAAGTCACCGCAGGCAGGGGGTATGGAAGCCTCCAGCACCAGATCAACAAGGCGGGCAGCGCCGAAGGACTGATTTGAGCCGCAAGACCAGCGGTTTAGATACAAAAAATCTTTTAGCCGGACTACCAGCGGCAGAAAGGAAAAATCATGGACGAAAACAAGATTGCAGAAGTCGAGGCCGAAGAGACCGAGGTCACAGAGCAGATCGAAAGCGCGTTTGACGAAGAGTGGGAGGACGCTCCTGCCGACGATAACGACTTTGACCTGAGCGACGACACGGAAGCCGCAGAAGCTGAACACCAGAGCGAGGAAGCGGACGAGCAGGAGGAGACCGAAGCAGAACCCGAGGAGACTCCCGAAGACAAGCCTGCTGCCGGAGCGGAGGCGGAACACCAGCGCTTCCATCTGAAGCACAACGGCGAGGAGCGGGACGTTGACACGGAAGAAGTCGTGGCGCTGGCCCAGAAAGGGCTGGACTACGACAGGGTGCGTCAGGAGAGGGACACCTTCAAAGATCAGCACCCGAAGTTCAAGGACTATGAGAGTTTTCTGAGTGAGCTGGCCGAAGCCAGCGGCACCGACATCCCGGGGCTCATGGAGCAGACCCGAGCGACGCTTCTCGTACAGAAAGCGAAGGCTGAGGGCAGAGAGCTGAGCGAGGCTGCGGCCATCGCGCAGATCAGGGCCGAGAGCCGCAAAGCTGCGGAAAAGCCTGCCGCCGAAGAGCCCAAGCCGGAGAAGACCCCGGAGCAGGAGCAGGAAGAGCAGCGCAAGGCGAATGTGGCGGCTTTTGTAAAAGCCTACCCCGGCGTCAAAGCCGAGGACATTCCCAAGGAAGTCTGGGAGGACTGCTTCCGCACCGGCGACCTTACCGGGGCCTACGCCCGTTGGGAGAACAGGAAGCTCAAGACCGAGAACGAACAGCTTAAACAAAACCAAAAGAATAAAGAGCGGAGTACCGGCTCTCGGCGTTCTGCCGGGGCTACTACCCCCAAGGACGCATTTGACGAAGCGTGGGACTCCATCTGACATGGAGGAATTAATTTATGGCAACTCGTTCCATCAACGGCGGCGCCAACGTCATCAACCTTGCCGAGAAGGCTTCTCCCAAGGTCGTTGAGCGCTTCAAGATCGGTTCCGTGACCGAAGGCCTGTTCAGCCACGACTATGACTGGACTGGCGTAGCGACCGTTCAGGTTCGCAGCATCGACAACATTCCGCTTCAGGACTACAACTCGACCAAGACCGACGGCACCAGCCGCTACGGTACGATGTACGAGGTCGGCGACACCGTTCAGGAGATGACGGTGAACGATGACAAGTCCATCTACGGCTCTATCGACAAGCGGAACAACACCGAGACTCTCCAGACCAAGGCGGCCTCCCGCATCCTGAAGCGCGAGACCGACGAGGAGATCATTCCCTACGCCGACAAGTACCGCCTGACCAAGATGGCGCAGAAGGCCGGTATGGGCTACTTCATGGGCA